CAAACTTTTCATTGCCTTTCTTATTATGTTTTCTTTTTCTCCTCTTTTTTCGATTACTTGATACATTTTTCATTCTCCTTTTGTTTTATTTTTTATCAATCGCCTTCCTGTTGTTTTATATGTTAGCACGCATTGCGTGTGCTGTCAAATATTTTCTCTAAAATTTATTAATAGATTTTTTTATTTGTTTTTTCTTAAAAAAAATGGCTTCACAGAATTGCTTGAGAGGCGTTTTATGTTCTTATTCATGTTCTTTTATGCGTCGTTTTGTAAATCTCGTTGTGGCTTAAAATATAGCTTGTTTTGTGGATTTACTCTTTTTCTACAGAAAAAGGTAGCTGTTTCCCTGGTTTTTGTGACGTTTTTATTCTTTTTAATATGGTTAAGTATCAAAAAAGACGGATTCCTGGTCTTAACATAGGTTAAGTTCCAAGAATCCGTCTTTTTGGTTCTTATTGAGTTGTTTAAGGAAATGCCAATTTATTAAACAACTTTTGTTTTTAGTCTAATAAAAGCGGTTTTACTTGACTATAACTTCCATTAGTCCAGTATTTTGCGTTTTGCTTGACTAAGTTGTTGCGTAGTTTACAACAACTTATTTTTTGCTTAATCCGTCCAGGCCGTCCTGGATTGTTTTGATGATATTATCGACCGCATTGTTAATAATACGGATATAGAAACGGTTTCTGATTTTTACCCATACGGAGCCCGTGGTTTCCGCTTCTTGCTGTAAGGGTCCCGTGATTGTCTTTAGCTGTTCTTCCACGATCGGCCGAATGTCGTTTACCGATAGCGAGCTAAGGGCTGCTGTTGCTTGTTCTTTTACAACTTGTGCGGCTTCTTTTGCGAGCATGTTCATAATTTCGTTCTTATTCATAATGGTTTCTCCTTTACACGTTGGCTAATAATTTGTGGTGTCTATAGTAATTGGCATTTCCTCTGATTTGTTGCCCGCCGGTGCCCGGTTCTTCGCCTTCACGTAATACCCAAAGGTCCCAGCGTTCACACGTTGAATCCGGTCCATAATCGCCGTGGGTATAAAGCCCGTCGAGATTGTCGGCCGCTTCTGCGTGTGTCATAACCCGGTCCGCATCAATCGTAAGGTCCAGGGCATCGGCTAAGATGCATACAACTTGCGAAACAGCGTTAATTTGTGCCTCTGTCGGCGGGTACGGCCCTAAGTTGTCCGGGCCTATAGCGTCCAGTGCGCAACAAAGTGTAATGGCAATGCTGCCGGTGTTTCTCATATACGTTGCGTTTTTTACTTCTGCAAAATTATCCGTCGAGATAAAGCAGCGACCTTCACCTGCGATGTTGATATGGTAGTCGCTAAAAGTCTGGTTGTAGCGACCACCTGTCCAGTGAATGTAGAGTTTTACATCACGGCCCATACTCCGAGCACCGTTCCATAGATCCCAATAGGCTTCGCGGGCTAGGTTTTTAATCTCTTCTAGTGTTACTTCTCTCATTTTTCATCACTCCTCTCTTTATGCGGAGAAAGTTTCGAGCCTCCGATGTATCCAAGAAGGCCGGAGGCAATAGACATGGCCAATTCGTTTAGGCTAAACAAAATAGCCATTACAAGCCCCGTTACGAGGCCTGTAATGACTACCAGGTCTGCGATATTAATTTTGTCTATCACTTTTTCACTTCCTCATTTTGTTAATTTCCATGAACATGTTTTTTATTCTCACAAAATGGTAGGTGTCGATTTCTCTTAGATTTTCAATGATTGACGAAAGCTCCGAGGCTACCGGCCACCACATAAAGACGTTGGCCAATAGTTCGTCACCACGTACGCCGATAAATACGGTGTCCGGAAGAGAGACGCATGCGATCGATAAGAAAAACCATGCCGGGTAGAATATGCATATCTTTTTTAACATGCTGCTTCTTAATTTCTCACTCATGAGATAGCGTTTGATTTTCCCTGTGTTGGCGTCGATGTAGTCGCCCTGCCCCCAGCCATACCATATAAGCGTTGTGATGAAGGTTTTGGTTGTGTTCTTTCTGTTGTGGTCTTTGTTATATTGAAAGACTTCCGCAATGATGCGTAAAAAGGCATCGGCTACCAAGAGAATCAGCACTAGTAGGATGACGTTGCAAATATCTAAGACATGTTCATGAGATACGTTTAACAGTATCCTTGTAACCAATTCGTCCATGAATTCCACGTCCTACTCCTTTTTTTCTTCTCTTTCTGCCAGCCATTCAGCAACCGCTTCCTGGTAAGGTTCAGGCACTAACTTCTTTCCTGTTTCGTTTTCGTCCAGGGTATATACTCCGGCTAATACTAATTTTCCGTATGCACTTATCATATATTTTTTTAATACCATGATTATTCCTCCTTATTTTTAAGCGATGCTAACGTTAATGAATTATTCATTACTTCTTCTTGAATATCTACAATAGCTTCCAGAACGGTTACGGCATCTAGCTTTACTTCTTCTTCGGGCTCCGTTTCGGGGATATCGATTTTCTGGATTATCTTTCCGTTCTTTACGGCGACTGTTGACGGGTCCAGCACGTCGCCTTCAAGGATTTGCCCGTCCAGCCCGATGAGCGGTTCCTTATTCATGCACATGCTTTTTACCTTGTTGTCTTTAATTAAATAAAACATTGCGTTTACGTCCTTTCGTATTTAATCCCGTATATTTCGATGATGCCGCCATCACCATCTTTTTTTACCCATTTTGTCTCCGTCGAGAGCGTTGTGTTAAGTGACCAGTAGTTGTCTCTAAATTGATATAGAAAGAAAAGTTCTTTCATCGCAAACAAGGCTTGTAACTGCCAGCATTCGTATATGATATTTTTTCGTTGTCCACCGTTGGCACCCCAAATTAAAATCCATATCTTATCATATTTTTTATACGACTCTTTTAAGAGAATTGGATTATTCGTACTAGTTCCTATAATACCAGTGCTCGTATTATTAATATTTCTCACGTCATTGTTAGAATTCTGCTGTTTCATCGCCTCCCAATCTATAAGCGGTGTCATAACCGGTGCTTTATGCCCGCTAATAGAATCTGATACTTTGTTTAAATCGCTCCTTAACGCCAGTTCACCTCCTTTGTCCGGAGCGGTCGTGTCTTTTACGCTAAGGCTGCCGCTACTTGTGAGTTCGATTTTAGCCTTACCGAATTGAGCGGTATTTCCTTCTACTAGTACGTCTTTTTTATAAGGTTCTGTCCAAGGTGTCGTGATGGGCTTTGCATCGCTTTTTCTTGCGAATACTCTTCCGTCTAGCGTTGTAAGCGTTTGAAATATCGTGTCTTCCAGCATTAGGATGTCTAATATGTACCCTTGAAATGTTTCGTTGTTAATTGTAATGCCTTCTCCGATGTACCTTCCGGGTGTTACCGCTTCATTTACGTTCGTTACGGGTTCTACGCTTACCGTTTTAGCGGTGCCGGTGATATTGGCGTTTATGGCGGTGCCCTTACTATCGACGGCCGCTTCTACGACTTCCTGAACCTTGTATCCTACTGATTCATCTATTAATCGGTAGGTTTTGTCTTCGGTCTGTATGATAACTGCGTTTCTTTCTACGCCTATTACAAGGTCTACTTGTGCCCCGTAGTTAATAACATATGCCTCGTTTTTGGCGTTTTTAATAAAATCTTCGACGTCAAACCAAGCTTTGGCAATGACTCTAGTTCCGTTTTCGGCTCCCATGCGCTGTGCTGCCAGTTTGAACTCGTCTATTTCTTTTTTTAATTCTTTTACGGTTTTTTCGGCGGGATTTATGTATTCGAACGGAGCCCACTGATTCTGTGCCACATTGTACCCGTTTGATATGGCATTTAAAACCCTATCGGCCATTCTAGCGGTGTGTTCCGTTGTTTCGGTTAATTCATTGCGGATATTTTCAATGCCCTTAATTTTTGCTTCCTGTTCCTGGGCTATAAGTGTTAGATTGTCGGCTACTGTTTCAACAGCGTTGTACGGATATTTATTGGGAAGATCGGCATTTTGTTCAATGGGCGTTTGCCTCTTAATAACTAGGGTATCGGTTGTAAATAACGGTACGCCGCTTACAGGGTAGATGAATTTATTTTCTACTTCGTCAAAACGATAATTGGCTACAATCGGCATTTCTTTGCCGTTCACCAGTAGATACCCTTTAATATCTTCGCCTGCTCTGTACTGATAAGGGAAAGGGAACGAGGTTGTGACCCCGTCCCCTTTGTAGGTGATTGTGGTTTTGTCTTTAGTTATCATTGGCGTTTGTCCTTTCTTTTTTGTTCATTAGCCTTTTTCTTGTCCTGTCGAACTCGTTCTTCGTGTGTCTTGTACCGCTTGTCGAATATCGTCGTGGTGATAAGCTCCTGGACGCTTCGGTCTGTGTCAACGAGTGAGAACCTCACAAGGTTCCAAAATCCGTCTGATAGGGTATCGGAGAATTTCCAGGTACGGTTTCCCACGCGCGATAATGAGCGGCCTACGTCGGTGAAGTCTTTCTTTTCGTTTCCGGCAGCCTGTGCTGCCTTTACGAGTTCATCAATAGCTGTAATGGCAAGCGGTGAGTTATTCGAATCGCTCCCCAATAAGAAGTGATTCATGACGCCTTCTAAAGCATCACGGACTACCGGGAGCCCTTGGTCTACGTTTCTTACGGTCGTAATCCCCAGGCGACGGAGCATTTTGTCCGGATCATCTAACTCTCCGGCTACGGCACTTCTATAAACAGTTTCGGCGAGCGTCTGCAAGACTACCCAGTAAAGGGTTGCATTAATGAGTGCCATGTAATCTCCGTGGTCTTTTACTCTGTATCCCGCCTTAATGAGGGCGTTTAACACGGTTGAGCTATAGCTATAGAACGGAGTTAACTGTCCTACCAGTGTGTTCTTACGCTGCATGGCTACCTGGTCTTTTACTTGGCCGCTGCCAAATACCGCTCTTACGTTTGTGTCGGCGTCTGAAATGGCATTTTGCTCCATCTGCTTGACGTCCGTCATGCCCGCTTCGATTTGCTTTCTCATGGATTCGTCGTATCCGTGCTTCCAAAGGGCCATTGAGAACATGAGGTCTGTTTCGGTGATAAACCAGTATCCAAAGCGATTGAACTTTTCTTTGGCGTGCGTTGCACGTTCTCTTATGAGTGAGGTATCTTGCCCTACTTCAAGCTTCATGTCCTGTTGCATATCCCTGTCGATCGTATTCATGCGGTCGCGCATCATGGGCGATTTGTCGAATACAAACTGCCGATTTCTAGCGTATGTATCTGTTCCTTTGTAAAACCCCAGGCCAAAACTGGTAATGGCCTTTAAGGTATTTATTCTTCCAATCTGATGCATCATGGGAAAGACGTTAAGAACATTTAGAAGAGCCGTCCCCGTTCTCATTGCCATTACGGCAAAGGCCGAGTTTTTACGCATCTGTTCAAGGGTGTGATTGATGATATCTGCCTTTTGAACGTCCGTCTTCCATACATCTTTACTCCATTGTCGGATCATGTTGTACGTTTCCATGCCGTACTTTTGTTGGACGGCTTGCTGTACAGCCGGATGCGTAATTAATTTATACACGTCCGTTGCCGCTTCACGCATGGCGATGTGATGAA